TATTTCAGACATATAGATAAACAAAAAATAAATTAAACAAAATGGCATTAGTTGATAATACTACATTCTATGGTAAGGACGCTGAAGGTTTCTTCAAGAAAGTTCTTACGACTGGTGTTGCTAAGAACGAACTTACTTTAGTTCCAAATGTTAAGTCTAAAATCAAATTGGCTTACTCTGACTTAGGAAACATCTTACAAGCTGACGACTGTTCGTTTTCAGCGACTGGTGAAGGAACACTTAACCAAAAAACAATGGAGGTTTGCGACCTTAAAGTAAACCTTGAATATTGTGCTACAACATTTGAAGCAAACTACTTATCTCTTCAATTGAGAGCAGGTTCTAACTCTGAAGAAGTTATGCCAGCATCTTACGCTGAGTTCGTAGTTAATTATGTTGCTGAAAAAGTAGCATCAGATCTTGAAATCACTATGTTTAAAGGTGATACAGGAACTGCTTCTTATCCACTTAACCTTTGTGATGGTTTAGTTAAGCAATTAAAAGCTGACGGAGATGTAATCGATGTTAGTGCAACTGCTTCTTCTATTACATCTACAAATGTAGTTGATGAGTTGAACAGATTGTTAGAAGCTGTTCCAGCACAAGTTAGACAACAAGCTAACTTTAAAATCTTCGTTTCTCAAGAAATCGCTTTCTCTTACAAGCAAGCTCAAGCTGCTACACAAGGTGGTCTTTTCTTAGTTGGAGACAAAGAATTAAACTATTTAGGTTATAGATTAATCCCTACATCTGGTTTGACTGCAAAACAAATGGTTGCTTTCAACTCTGATAAAGTATTCTTCTTAACTGACTTGACTGCTGACTGGGATGAAGTTCTTTTAATCCCACAAAGAAACATTTCAGGTGCAAGAACTGAGAGATTTGTAACTTCATTGAAGTTCGGTGTTAACTACCTTTATGGTGCTGAAATCGTTCTTTACTCATAATCCTTAACTGGACTAAAAATAAATATATAAGAAATGGCTTGTGTAAGTTTTTCAGGAGGTATCGCTAAGGATTGTGAAAATAACATTGGTGGTCTAACTAAGTTATACTTAACGGACTTCGACAACATTGTTACATATACTCAATCAGGAGGTACTGTATCAGCAATCACAATGGCATCTGCTTCTTACTTCTATGAGTTTGAGTTTAACAGAAACTCAGCTACATATACAGAAGACTTGGTTAAATCTGTAGAGGCTGGCTCAGCATTGTTTGAGCAAACTATTACAGTAACTATCCCAAGAAGAGATGTTGCAAAAAGAAACACTCTAGCTCTCCTTACTCAAAGAGACTTAGCAGTGATTATAAAAGACTCAAATGGTTTATACTGGTATCCAGGAGCTGTTGAAGGTGTGTATCTATCAGAAAGCACTTCAACATCTGGAACAGCTAAGGCTGATGGTTCTAACTATGTAATCACTCTGAAAGGATTTGAGATTGATAGAGCACCAGGTGTTGCATCAGGAATAGTAAATGCTTTAGTAGCGTAACTCATAAATTCCACATAAAGAAAAACCCGTAGTGAGGCAATCATTACGGGTTTTTCATTTTAAAGCAAATTTAACTAACATAAGTTATAACTTAAAAACAAACGGAAGTTTAGGAGACATATAAAATAAACTTTGTTCTATGATGATAAACCTAACACCTGGAATTACAGCTTCTGTTTGGATGAGTTTAAGAGAAGATGTTCCGTATGGTTCCACAGCAAGTTTTAAATTTACCTTCACTAATGATATCACTGGTAATCAGAAAGTATTCTACCCTACTGACTTACAGCCTGATAACAAGTGGTCGAGATTTGATATAGTTGTAGGCACACCGGAAAACCTCAACACACCGAAATTAGATATGGCACCAGGAATGTGGTCTTTTGTTGTAGAAGCAGGTTCAGCAATACTTGAAACTGGTAAAGTATTGGTAGAAGAATCTAAATCTTGGACGACTTTAGACAGACCAGCAAAAAACACAAAAGTCCTAAGAAGATAATATGGCATTATTCGACTTTTTAAACAGAAAGCCTGAGACAGAAGTAGTTAAAGGTATGAAGGACATTGAGAAAGACATTATGGATACGATTAATATGCGTAACATAGACCTTCCAATGCCAAAAGAAAACAAAGGATTTGACTGGGTTTTATTCGGACCTAACAACTCATTTCCTTTAGACATTTTAGAGTACAGAAACTCATCTGCTATTCACGACTCAATCATTGAAGGTAAAACATCACTTATTGCGGGTGGTGGTTTCTTATTTGATACTACAAGAGAATTGAGTAATCAATTCATAGTAGATAACTGGAAGTTAGTTCCTTTCTGGAGAAAGTTAGATAAAGTTTTCTGGATGGTTGCCAGAGACCAAGAGACATTTGGTTATTCTTGTTTTGAAGTAATCTATTCAGTAGATCACACAAGAATAGTTGATATAAACTGGATTGATGCTTCTCGTATTGCTTCAGGTAAAAGAAATGAATTTGGTGAAGTTAAAGAGTATTACTACTCAGATAACTGGTCTAACACAAGAACAAATGAACCAAGAAGAATTGCAGCTTACGACCCTAATTCAGATGAAGGAAGACAATTGATGTTTATCAAGTATGATGACAACAATATGGATTACTATGCACTTCCTAACTACTACTCAGCTTTGAGATGGATTAAGGCAGATGCTCTTATGGCTGAATACAACTTAGCAGCAATCAATAATGGTTTTTCACCATCAATTGTGTTTAAGTTCTATAAAAAACCATCGCCAGAAGAAAGAAGATACAACTCCGAAGCAATCAAATCACAACACGGTGGTGCAAAGAATGCTGGAAAAGCAATTATACTTTACTCTGATGGTAAAGAATTGGCACCAGACATCGATACTTTAGATGCAACTAACATTGATGCTAGATTAATTCAAGTAGCAGACCAAATCGTTCAGCAGATTGTAACAGCACATAGATGTCATCCACAACTTTTAGGTATTCAGACGCCAGGTAAATTAGGTTATTCTAGTGAATTACTACAATCGTGGGAGATTTTCAATAAGATGGTGATACAACCAGAAAGAAAACTTATCTTAGACCATTTCAAAGAGGTTTTAATCTTTAATGGTGTTTCAAGAGTTAGTATTGAGGAACTGACTCCAATAAAAATAATAGAAGCATAATGGCAGCAACATTTTCAGCTCTTTTCATTGATGACGAATACTTAAAGACCTACACACCTTTAGGTAAGTCAATTGATGTCGATCAGATTTATCCTTTTGTTCAAGAGGCACAAGACATCTACACACAGGATCTTTTAGGAACACCTTTGTATAACTATTTAGAGTACAAGTTATATACTGGTACTACTTTCTCTACGCCATACTTTACACAAAAAGAAATTGATTTAATCAACATCTGTTCAAAGGCACTTGCTTACTGGACAATCTATTTAGCACTTCCTCATTTGGCTATTCAGATTAGAAACATAGGTGTTGCCAGATCAACTTCTGAGAACACAACTGTATCAACAGTTCAGGAATTGAAATACATCAGACAAGAGATGCAAGACTTAGCTGAGTTTTGGAATCAAAGAGTTGTTAATTTTGTTTGTGAGAACTCTACTGACTTTCCTCTTTACAATGCAGCTTCTGATGATATGTATCCTCAGACTTATCAATATGATTCAGATATCTACATTGAAGATAGATATAGAGATTTGAGTTATGAAGAGATTAAGTTCTTAAAAAAGTATCTTTCGTAAAATGGAAATGATGTCAGTTTTAACATTTATAGGAGGTCTAATGCTGAGTATAATAGGATACTTCTTGAAGAAAACTATGGATGAGTTGAAAGAAGTTAAACAACTTTCTTACGATAATAGAAACAAGTTAGATGTTTTACAGGTTGATTACAAAAACAAGATTGAGAACATCACTGAAAAGTTTGATGAGCTTAAACTTACGATGTCTGAATTGATAAAAGAAATAAAGGAATTAAACAAAAGAATTAAGTAATGTCTCACATAAATCTATTAACAAGAAACTATTCATACAGTGGTGTAAGAGCTGTAATCACAGCATCACAAAGTGGTGATTTAAACACCTACTATGTTGAAGGTGGCGGTGAAAGATACTATGTTGGTTCTGTAGGCTCTACAGCATCACCTGAAATGGAATCAGCTTCTTTTGAATCTTTTATGAGTTTCACTATGTCAGGATTTGCAACATTTTCTGTTAATCTAATTCCTATGGCATCTGAAGAAACAGTTATGATTGATACTCACATTGTTGCCTTAAATCAAACAGGTAGTAAAGGTTATGTTGGTAGGTTCTTTGGAGGATTTAGACATTCAGGT